GAAACTGATAAACCAGTTACATCTACATTGCTTGTACTTGTTGTTGTGAAAACATCGCCTTTAGTTGCTTGAACAGTTTGAATTATTCCACCGCCACCGCCTGTTGGAACTCCCGCAACTGGTATTATGCTGTTAACTTTTAATGTACTCATAACTTTATAACCTTAAATTAATTATATACACTTTTATACCACAGTCCATGTTTCCCCTGCACCGACTGTTACTGTTGTGCCGCTTTGTATAGTTATAGGGCCAAAACTTCCAGCATTTTTGTTGTTTGTAATTGTATAATCACCAGTTATTGTCTGATCATTTTCCCAGAATATTTCATTTCCATTTCCAACTGCTCCACCACCAGCCGCAGCCCATGACAAAGTACCAGAGGCATTTGATACTAAAGCATAACCAGATACAGCAGCGTCAGTCGCTGGTAATGTCCATGTAAGACTTGATGACACTGTTGCTGGAGCTTGAAATCCTACATAATGACTAGAATCAGAATCTGCAAATCTCAAATCTGTTTGTGCCTGTAAAGTCAAACCATTTTGATCAAAAAATGCTTTCTCTGTTCCGCTAAATGTAAGGCCAATTTGATTGCTGCCTTTTCTAAATAATCCAGTTGTACTATCGCCAAAATGAACCGATGGTGCTGAAGCTGAAGCGTTTGATAATGCAAGTACACCTGTCAAAGTGCCGCCAGTCAAAGGCAAAAGCCCTAAATTAGTTTGACTTACATTACCAAGTGTTATAAATGCTGAGTTTGCAGAGTTTCTAATTTTAAGTAAATTCGTGTCTGAATCAATGTGCGGCTGATAAGCTGCGAGGTTTGCCGTACCAGATGGATCTCCTGACGCACTATTTAAAGTTCTCAAAGATTCAAGGACATCTTTTATAGCTGCTCTAACTTGCGCACCAGTACCGTTATCAGGACTAAAATTACTTGCTGTTTCTTTATTTGTTGAATTGACTCTTGCCATTTAGTTAGCCTCCACGCCCATATCCTACCGCTGAATAGCTGAAATTTCTATCAACTGCGGCGTTTGATGAATTTTTAAATGTTATTCGGAAGCCACTGCCAGTGATGTTAGTAATCTCGAAAAAATCGCCACTAGCCATGTTCTGTGCAGTGATACCAATACTAGGTGGATAGGCTGATGTGCTTCCTCCGATTGCTGAAGTCCCTGTGAAGAATGGGGCTGCAAATGTTACATCTTTTGCCCCTGCCCCTGATGCAATTAATGTTGTGCTTTGCTCTGTTCTTGCCTGTAAAAAGGCATCAACACCAAGCTCAGAAATTAATATATTTTCGTTTGTATCAGTTGACTCAAGCTCTGCCTTGAAATCAAAAGCTCTTGCTCTAAATGTTCCACTTTGAAATTTGTTGTATGAGCCAAAAGTAGGAGAACCAGAGGGATCATCTGTAGTTGTTCTAACAAGTAAAGCTGCATTTGTTTTCTCAGCAGCTACTCCGTCAAATGAAACTAAAGCATCTACATCTGTTATTGAATCAAATAATGTTGAAACATTTTCAGATGTGCTTATTAAATGAGATTTTATTTTTAAAGAAAAAGTAGCACCCAAATCTAAAACATTTGCAAAGTTATATGAACCTGTTGCATTTGAACTTGGGTCTGTAAGTTTTAAATTATTGCTTGCAACTGTTGTATTTGTTTTTGTACCAGAAAAGGCTGTTTGCTCTCTTATTGATGGCAAAGATAGTTCTTCTCTAGTTGTCGGAACTGTAAGAATTACAGAGGTATCACCAGCACTAAAGCGTCCACCTAAATCACGAAACTTAAGAACGTACTCTCCAGATTTTGCGGGAACTATCGCCTCTGTTGAAGCTCCACTCAAAGCTTCAATCAAGTCAGTAGAGTTTGCAAAAGTACCAGATCCGTCAACTCTTGGGCTGTGCCTTATATATACCTGTCCTCCAAACTTAACGTCAAGAGAGGTAGTTTGAGTCCATCTGAGCCTTACTTGTTCATCATTAATAGGTTCAAGAGTAAGATTCTGGACATTCTCTGGCAGCTCTGTTTGTCCAACAGCAGTGAATTGTAAAACTGATGGATTTGCAGATGGTTGATTTAGAGCATTGTAAGAAAATACTCTAAATTCATAGTCACCCTCTTCAGTGTTTAAAATTTCTAAATTACTTGAGGTTGTTTCAATCTGTGTAAAGTCTCCGTTGTTATATCTGTAATAAACTCTGTATTTGCTTGCACCTCCTACGTTTTGCCAATCAATAATTATTTTAGTAACTGCTCTGTTATTAATTTCAACAATTTTTTCCTCTGCCCTCAATCCTGTTGGTGGTTGTTTTATTTCTGTAAGTTGTGAAATTGATCTTGTAGGTAAAGCCTCACCATCTTCAACAAAGGCATATTTACCAGCATCATGACTTAAAGCTGTAATTGTATATGTTTTATTATCATTTTCTTTGACGTTCAAAACGCGCCAAGTTGTTGTCTGTAATGAAGTTGTTTCAATAATATAAGCTGCATTAGGGTTTGGATCTGTAGAAAAAGCTGAAGTTATTGTCAAAACATTGTCAGATATTGCGTCAATACTTTTAGTTTCTAAAGTATTATCTGGCAACATACAAGTGATTGTCGGGTTTGCTGTAATAGCTGGAATATCCGTATTAGCAGAGTCATCTAAAGTGATAGTCAAATTACTAGCACTCTTTATTTTTCCACCTCTTCTAACACCAGCTTTCAAAGAATCTGATATTTCAATAATGTCGCCACATCTGACTGTAACTCCAGCATCTATTGTTGTTGTGAAGCTAACCGACTCTCCTGAGTTTTGTTCATTATATAAAAACCATTTACCAAGCCTTCTAGCCTGACCTCTTGAAGTTGTACCAAATGCTTTTAAATTTTTTTCTACAACCCCATATTTTGCCTGTGTTGCCGCATCAGCTTCTATTCTTTCAACATCAATATCCTGAGTAACCATGTCAAAGTAAGAAACATTTATAACAGTGTGTCTAGTTTTTAAAGATGAGCCTGTATATAAAAAACCATCTTCCGTAACTGAAGCATTGGTAAATATGAAATTTGGATCTTTTGGAGAATCTTGACTGATAGAAATACTGCCCGCATTGTAAAAAGGCATGACTCTCATCACAGAGCAAAGTTCGTTGATAAGGTGAAATGCCTCCTTAGCTTGAGTGATATTTGCGTTTAATGAGAAGCGTGGCTCCGTTCCTCCGTCACCATCATCAACTTGCTCTCCACAATATTCACTGACTGTTTTAAAAGTAAATTTATTTAAACTGGTTTCTGGAATTGAACAGCCATATCTTGTGTTTGATAAAACGTCATACAAAATCCAAGCTGGATCTGTTGTCCACTCTTTATCTGTTTTAAAAGTGCCGTTGAATGTTCCTGAGTATGTAATCGACCCATCAGCCAAACTGACAGTTGCATTATGTGGAACTTTTACTTTGATACCTCTGAGCCTATAGCGTCTTGAGGGTATTCTTGGAAACTGTTCTGCATTTAGTCTCAATGCAACATGAGCAGTATTTGGATATGCGTTCTGCTCAAAAATTATATTAGTTGCAGTATGAAAAGAAAAAGCATTGACTAACTGAGCATCTGTACTGTCAGCAGTTATTCTTTCAACTCTTACTTGTACTGGATATGAAGTTGTAGAAGTAAAATTAATAATGTAATCTCTAAAATATGCGTTTGTTGATCGACCTTTTACAGTGTCTGTTATTGCTGTTTTTGTAGTTCCATTGTTTTCAATAGTTTTTATTCTGAGTTGTACTTCTGTTCCGTTTATATTTCCATCATCTTCAAACTTTTGCAAAGCACCAAATCTTAAAGTAACTCGAACAGCATTGATATTACTGGCAGAAACTGTGTGAGTGACAGAGGTAGATGTTGTGACAGTTGTGCCAATACCGACCTCTGTTTCTACATTCTTAATGCCTTCAATAAAAGTTTGGCTTGCTGTACCAGTTCTAAAGTCAAAACCTACATTCTTAAAATTAAAGTCAGTATCATCTGGACTTTGTGCTTTTGCCAAAAACTGAGCATCATTTAATGTAGAACTAATATTTAGAATAGGTGTTTTATTTAAAAATATATCGGTCAAAGCTGCTGTCTTATAGGCTGCATTATCTGTTGCAATACCTCTTTTGTGTGCAGTCGCAAAGCCAGCAATATCTCCCTCTGAAATAATCTCAACTAGAGTATTGAATTGCTTACTAGAAAGTGCATCTGATGGCAGATCAGGATTATTAAAAGTAGTATTCTGATCAAACTCTTGTATGCTCATTCGTTAGACCCCTCAACTTGAACTGTATCAACTCCATTTGAAATAGTAATAGATCCTGTCAGAATCTCTCCAAAAACTAAATTAACTGGAACACCAGCCCTCGAAATATTTGTCAGCCCTGTAAATGAATAGTTACTTGCCAAAGCCGCTGGGTCAAATTCGTCCATGCCGCTTGATGGATCTCTTGTCGGTGCTGTAGGTGAAAGCATTTCTGTTACTCCTCCGATAATCATAGATGTTCCAACAGTTGTCAAAACTGTAGAGGCCACAGTTGCAAGTAGTTTATGTCCTATCAATGCTCCAACCTTACCAGCACCAAATTTTGCTAAAGCTCCAAGAGCAATACTAAAAAAGAAATTACCATGAGCCAAAGGTATTATCTGTATGTCAGATTCTGTTTGCATATTCAATAACTCTTCTGTGACAGTAATATCTCCACAGTTGATCGCATAATGTTGGGTTGCCATGTGTTTCTCAATACCCTTGAAATTGCAAGCCAAAAAGCTTATTGCTTCAATAGGACTATTTACATCAGCTTCAAACTCAGCCTGACCAACAAATTTTCTTAACCTTCCATATACTTTTATTTTTTTCATTGTTTTTCTGG